AGCAGACCAGTGCTGTTTCGATGGAAGGCACACTGGCACAAACGCAGCAAGCCCTTGAAATGCTCGGTAAATGGTACAAGGAGCAGACTGGCAGTCCTTTGGTACTCACCGCAGGAACCAATGGAATCCACGCTGATGGACCAACGAGCCACAAGGCTGGATACAAGGTTGACGTTAACTCCTTCATGAATGGCGTTGATGGTACACTGGAAACCGATGCAGCTTTCCGTGAGAAGTTCCGTGAATACGGGCATCAGTTAGGACTTGGAATGGCAGAGGAAGGCGACCATATCGATGTTCAGACCACTGGCTACGAATGGACCACCAAGCAGAATTACGGTGGATTCCACGCATCAGCACAGCAGCAGCAGCGTTCTCGCTGGAACTGGCTTGGAATGTCCGGTGGTCTCAATGGCGTTCAGAGAGATTACGTGGCAGAAGAAGCGTCATTCCAAGCAAAGCGCAAGGAAGCCTATGAGCAGATCAAGAAGGACCTTGAACTCCGCAAGAAGTACGAGGGCGACACTGCTGACATTGCAAGACAGACGCTAATCAATGAATCCATCCATGCTGCCGACCTTGAGAATAATGCTGAATACTGGGATAGAATGTACAAGTCGATGAATGACAAGGTGTGGTCCTATATTCAAGGTCACGCTGGGGTCAAGGACGCATTGCATGGTTCACAGTGGCATGACCTGACAGATCAGGAGCAGACCGAAGTTGCCAACAAGACCAACGACAAGGACTTTCAAGGGCTTACGAAGTGGTTGCAGGAATCATCGAAACAGCGCAAGACAGCCCGTAGTGAAGCCGATGAAGCTCGATACAATGCAATGCAGTCCGCTGGATACATGAATATTGACGAGGAAACAGACTGGGCTACTTCCAATGCTGAGTCGAAGTATAAGCATCGCATCAGTGAACTTGCACAGAACAAGGGCTTGTCCGGTGATAGTCAACGTCTTAAAGCTGAGATAACCGAACGTACATCCATTGATGAAGCATTGAGAGACAAGGCTGAGTACGAGAGAATCCAGCTTGAAAAGGAGAAAGCCACCGACACGGCAACGCAGAAACAGCGTCTTGCTCAGATTGATGCGATGAAGAAATCCATTGCTGACACTGAAAAGCAGATTGCTGCCGATAAGAAGCCCAAGGAAGATCAACTGAAAGCACTGCAAGCAAAGACTCCGAAGAACGATGCAGAGAAGAAGTCCAATGATCTTGCCATTGATAACCTCAAGAAAGACATTGCCACCACCGATACCGCCGAAGTTGCTAAGATTAAGACGATGAATGAAGAGTTGAAAAAGACTCAGACACTCTATCGTCAGGTCGGTGAAGCTGGCAGTGAAGCAACGCGGAAAGCAGCGAAAGGTCTTGAGGATACCAAGACTAAAATCAATGAGAACGGCGACGCACTAAAAGCATTGAAAGACCAGCGGATAGCAGCGGTGAAGAAAGAGACCGAGGGTATGTTCGAGGAACTCATTGTTGACGGTAAGAGTTTCAAGGAAATCCTCAATGACCTTTGGAAACAGCTGGCACGCATGGCTATTCAACAGGCATTCGGTATGAGTTCCAGTGGTAATTTCTGGTCTATGCTCTTTGGTGGCAAAGCCAATGGTGGTAAATTCGCATCCGGCGGTCATATCACTGGTGCTGGCACTGGCAAATCCGACAGCATCCTCGCATACATTGCCAACAAGGACAAATTCGCGTATCTTTCCAATGGTGAATACGTGATGACCGCAGAGGCAACCAAGCGCATTGGTGTCAACAACCTCGATGCACTCAATGGATATGCCGATGGTGGCGCATTGTCGCCTACACCGTATGTTCCATCGATCAATCCGACGACCGCAAAGAAGGCTATGTCTATCAATGGAAACAGTGATACCGTTGCATTGCTCAAGGAGCAGAACGCGAAAATGGCAGAGCAACTTACGCTGCTCAAAGGAATGGGCAAGGACGGTAGCAATGGTGACTTGGTGGTACTCAATACGCAAGCATCGTCTGCCGATGTACTCCGCGCATTGCAGGAGAATCCACGGGCAGTTCAGGCTCTCATGGGTCAGCAGCGCAGAGCAGGGTTTAGGTGATGAAAAGAGCTACGGTTTAATCGCCGTAGCTCATTGTATTTTCGTACACTTTTAGCCACACAACACCGTAAGACAGCGTAGGAGACTCATAGAGCGTTTTAATGCAATTGCGCTTATAAGTTATCGAACAACAATGTTTAACGGTGTCACTGGCTGTGCTGTACGGTGAAAACACTGAATATTGCGATTGTAATATTGCTATGAAATTATTTTCAAAAAAGTGAACGTTTTTTCCTCAAAAATCGCAGTTCTGAGACATTATTAGTAGAGGGGCAATTTACTTTGTCACGTCTTTGATTTCTTCTTAGCCCGGAAACGGGGGTTCTTCTTAGGAAAGCATCGTCTGTTCTTGAGGTTCCAAGGAGCAAGCAAGGTCTCACCGTGCAACTACACGCTGGTAGGGAAGTGGGATAGCTGCGTCTTTCAATGATATAACATAGGAGTTGATGAAATGAATACAGATAAGTTTATTGGTATACCGCATTATTTCGGTGAGTCCAGCTTTAGTGGCTGTGACTGCATTGGACTGGTGCGGTTATTCTATAGAGAGCATGGATGGTCACAGGATTTCGATGATGGACTCCCTGTTGACCGTGACACCTACATGACAGCACCAGTGTGGCGAAGGCTGTTCCGATACCTGCACAAGAACTTCACTGAGGTGGACGATGTTGACTACGGTGATGTGGTGTTATTCCGTATCAATGACTGCGAGCACCTTGGAATCATCATCGACAAGTACGGTAGACTCCTAAGTATGACAGTGCCAGAGCAGGAAGGTGTCACGACAAGCACGGTCTACCACCGGTCGATGTGGAAGAACGTTGAACACAAAATATGGAGGCGATGTGATGGAAACACTGAAACTAGTCCCGCGCGGTGACGTTGATATAACACGGGACTACGGTAATAGAACTGTGTCATTCGAGAGCGGTTCAGAGCAACTACAGCGACTCTGGGTAGCACCACGAGTCACCTACAGTTTTAGCGTTGAGGGCGACAAAGCTATGCGCGACTATATCGATGCATTCGTTGATGAGGTTCACGGCAATCTAACGCCATTCAACTGGGAATACGATGGCAAAACAGTGGTAGTCCGCTTTGGTGAGTCGAAGGTTACATGGAAGGACATCTGCGGTTATGGCGGTGCAGGAGTTGTTGGATACCGTGGAACGATAACGCTTAGAGCACTGAAAGGATCAGAGTCATGAGCGTGATATTACCGGTGTCAATGAGCACTATGAAAGACAGTGGTGAGACGTTCTTCATTGAACTCTACATGCTTGAGCTGCGGACTGGCACGTCGTATATCGCTGCTACCGATGAAAACATTACGTACAATGGCATCGAATTCTTTGCAGTGCCATTCCAGCGTCAGGACGTTGTGCGCTCGATGGATAATATATCGGATAGCTGTGAGGTAAGCATTGCTGATTCCAACTACAAGCACCTGGCGTACATCATGAATGGCTTTGATTTTCGCGGTGTATCTTGCAGTGTATTCCGCATACAGTACCCTGACAGCTTGAGCAACCCGAAGATTGTGCAGTGGATGTTCAGCGGATACGTTGATGAGCCATCGTATGCCGATGGTGTTTTCACATGCAAGATCATGAGCCGTTTCCCTGAAATCCAATGTCCTAACCGCAGTTTCCAGCTTGCCTGTAACAGTGAGTTCGGTGATGAAGCCTGCGGTATGTCATTGTCAACAGAGGACGTAAGCATCACATCGGTCAGCGGTAATGTCATTGCACTGTCGCGGTCATACACTGACAACTACTGGAAAGACGGTGTAGCGAAGGTGACAGGCGAGGCACGCAACATCGAAAAGTCATCGGGCAACACGATAACAGTCAATGTCAATTTCCTGCAAGAAATAAATGGCAAGACCATTGAGCTGAACCGTGGATGCAATAAGACACGCGAGGCTTGTCGTAAGTATAACAACATGACACACTACGGTGGATTCCCTGCGATACCGTTTGAATCAGAGTATAGGTG